TCGGGTGGGAGTTCGAGGAGGGCAAAGATTTTGGATTGGGATAAATTATAATTCGTATTATAATTTGAGAATTGTTCGGCAACTCTCATAAATTTGTTGGCCGTTACTTGGCTAAACTCCACCCTCTCCCTCAACCACGACAACCACTCCCCATGGGGCAACTGCTCCTTGACCGCTTGTATCCATGACATTGACAAGGTAAACAAAGTTAAGATAAAACGCTATAATCTTCGAATACATCAGGGTTTATAGCATTTTGCATGAAGTTAATGTAAATTAACTTGACGAAGGGTAACTTGACGATATATACTCTAACCATAGGATGCAAGCCGAGGGAGGGCTATTCCATGGTAGAGGTTAAGATTCAAAAGGTTGTAGGCTATGCCAGGGTATCAACTGAAGAACAGATTGATAACACATCCCTAGAGGACCAACAGAAGCGTATAGAGGCTTATGCGATCTCTAAAGGTTGGAAGCTAGACAAACTCTTTATAGAGCAGGGAAGCGGCAGTAGCATCGAGGGGCGACCTGTCTATCGTGAAATGATTCAGTACGCCATAGACAATGACATTGATGCGATAGTCGTTCTCAAAGCTGACCGTATACACAGAAGTCTCAAAAACCTTTTAGTTATGATTGAGGACGAACTAGAACCGCAAAAAAAAGCCTTCGTTTCTGTAGAACAGAGCTTTGATACTTCAACCGCCCAGGGGATGCTTTTTCTTCAGATGCTTGGTTCTTTTGCCGAGTTTGAGCGCAAGCAAATAACCCAGAGAATGAAAAGTGGAAGGGTTGCAACTGCTAAAGCCGGGGAATATGCTGGCGGCGGCGCACCTTATGGTTATAAAGTCATTAACGGTTCATTGGTTGTAGATCCAGAGACTTCAGCCATAGTCAAAGAGATATTTAGGAGTTACTTGAACGGCAAAAGCCTTCAGTCTGTAGCTGATGATTTAAACGATAAGCAGATACCTACAAAGAACGGGAAGCCTTGGTCAAAGCAAAGTGTAGCTTATGTCCTCGGTAATGAAACCTATCTTGGGGAAGTCCACTATCACGGGGATAAGGAACAGAACGAGATCAAGACTCAAGGAAAGCACGAAGCCATCATAAACAAGGTGGTATTCGGTAAGGTACAAGCTCAACTATCTAAGAGAGCGAAGCGTAAACTATAACACCACTAAAACAGGGAAAAGGATCTGGATAATCAATCTTGAACCGTATATACTGTAGGTGAGGACGGAGGTGTTGGAACCACCTCCCAGGCCGTGTCGGTGTCCTCAGTCAGTTGCTAATGATAGGTTTTCCGAAAGCCCTCTGGTTGCGACCCAGGGGGTTATTTCGTTTTGTGAACAACTATCCAAAGGCTAATCAACGCCGTTACCAGCTTAATCAGTTCGATGGCTAGGTTCATGCTACCACCACCTATATATCGGAATGATGCACGACCTGACATCCCGATATATAGGAGACTGACACTTCCATCCTCTGTTCCCAATTTTACCATGAGCTTGTATATCCGTGAATACAAAAAAGCCGGGGTTAATCCCTCGGCTTTTCTATTGTCCGTTTTAGTGCTTCTTTAATTAACTCTGCGGCTGTTGCTGTTATATGTTTGTCCTTTGTATGGAATCTCCAGTACTGTTCAAGCTGTTCATATTCTTTCTCAGTTAAATAGATTGCTATTTCTTTAAATCCCGGCTTTTTTCTCACGTATAGTACCCCCTTTACGTATTACACGTACATTTTACACCGATCTGTATTGACAAGCCACACAAAAATAAGCTATATTGTACGTACCGTACGTACAATATGGAAGGGTGACTTGTAAATGATTGTTGAGTGCCTATGTGTTGACGACATCGTTTTTGATTTCTCGACAAAAAGCACATGGAGTAAAGACGAATGGAAATTGATTAAGGAGGGAGAGGCATACTTCGAGCGTAAACTCACGGGCGAAGAAAGGCTTGCGCTCATTCGGTGCGCCAATGCTATCAGAATGCCTTCCAGAAGCGTTTAGAGGCTTTCTGAGACGTTTTCTAACGTTGCCTGTATGATTATACCCAAAAAAATACAAGCCCCTTGTAGGGCCTGAAAATCAGTCGCCATCTTGCCGAGTTCATCTAAGGGTGGATTGGGCAGGGTTGCGACGCCCCCCCTTCAGACGCGTTTACAGGCGTTCTGAGGGGGGTTTGCCATTGGGGCAAGGATTACATCTGGGTCATGAATCAAACGCCTGCAAAGGCTTGTAGACGAAGGAATATCTTGCCCAATATCAGAATATGGACAAGGCTACATATAAACACAATTCGGAGGTGTAGGCTTGTGGCCTTGTTGTCATTCATTGAAGCATCGAAAACCTTTAACATTCCTGAAAGTACGTTGAGATATTGGGTATCTACCCATAAAATTGAACCTGTAATTGAGATAAGGAACGGCAAAGAAGTAACTGTCATTGATGAGGAAGCCTTGCACCTGTATATATCATCTAGGGATGGTTCAAGATTAGAGGAACAATCTACACCCGAATCCGAAGGTCAGGCCAGTAATTTACAGATAGCGAAGTATTACCAGGAGTATTACCAGCCTATTATAGCCCAGCACGAAGCCACTATTGCAGAGTTACACAAACAAATTGAGGAGCTGCAATATGAGCGTGGGGAGCTAAACGGGACAGTACAACAGTTACAGGAGCGATTGCAGGAGGCTAAGGCAGAGATCCAGGAATGGCGGCGCGAGGTTGCAGTTACCCAGGAGCGGAGGCCGTGGTGGAAGTTTTGGGATTGACTGCTTCCACTACATTATGGAGGTTGTTGGGGGCAAATTACCAAACGTTGGGGAATTTGAGAATGTCCCCACCGCCCTCCTGAACGAAGGTTTCGCGGTCATCGGGGGGAGTTCGAGGAGGGCAAAGACTTTTGATGGGGGAAAATCCGCCAGCGCTGGCGGATTTCTGAATTCTTCGGCACATTTCATAAATCGTTGTGCCGTTCTTTCAGCAAGCTCCACCTTCTCCCTCAACCACGACAACCACTCCCCATGGGGCAACTGCTCCTTGACCGCTATGAGCCGCTTGCCTATACACATGTAGATTGTTGGTACCACCAGGGGTGTCCATTTGTGACACACCCCGCTTGCCTATACACATGTAGATTGTTGGGTACGAATCCGATTCATACCCTTGGGAGTCTGGATACCTGCCGAAGCATTCCAAAAGAAATTATCTATAAAGACAGTTTAAGAATTGATAACCCTTACTTATCGTTACTCATGACTCAAAAATTTGATTTGCGAATAAAAAGTGTATTGACGTAAATTTTATTTTTTGTATAATGGTTCTAGGCTCATTGTAATTATTTAAAATTGATATAGATGGATTGGCTATAAGTGAGCCGAAAGGCCCCCTGCCACCATTTGACGCAAGTCACGCCGTTGGCGACTGGTACATAAAGCGGAATTAACCGTGTGAAGCCAAACGGAGAGAAATCATCGCGTACCTAGGGTGTAGTAGACTTTGCTTTTTAAGCATTGTTTTCTATGCCTTTTTTGTTTATCCGGGGAGGCTTGAGAAATCGGGGGACCCCACGCTTCAAGGGGGGAGTGCCCCAAGTGTGGCAGGCGGTTTACGACCCATGAACGGCTTGATGAAATTCCTCTTATGGTCATAAAAATTGTCAAAAAGGATGGGTCAAGGGAACCGTTCAACCGCGGCAGTATATATAACAACACATGTTCTGAACTAAAACCAAAACTCAAAGGAGGTGAGGTTGAATGATAAATCCTTTGGTCTTGGCTAGAATGGAGCGAGGTTTGAAGGCATGGCAAGCAGCAGCCAATATCGGCATTGCACCCAGTTATTTAAGCACTATTGAGCGCGGTATTTATGTACCGCCGCCTGAAACTCAATCGAAAATAGCTAAATTCTATGGGAAACCCATTCGTGAACTCTTCCCAGCGTAATGGAATTTGCACCTTGAAAACTTCAAACCAACAGCGCATACTGTGGCCAACGTGCGTAGTACAACAGTATGGACAGCCAAGAGGAACTAGATACAAGGAAGTGGACGAGACGAAATCCCGATGTTACAATGATCCTGTTTTAGAAATGGAATAACCTGGGCTTCCCTCCAAAAGTTTCCCAGGTTATCCATGAAAAGTTGAAAAACATTTTCCGCCTCTGCAGATTAGAATGGGTACCAGCCAGTCTGATCTGCTCCACATAGACATCCATGCCAGGAGCGCAAGAGAGGCTCTGTACGTCCCGGGGTATGACCGATAAGTCATAGATGCCCATGTGCTATACATTTACAAGCATTTGTAAGTATAGTAACACATTTCGGCAAAACGATACAACCCGGAACTATTGAGAATTTCTTTAACCTCCTAGCCTCTATCTGCAGAGAGCATGTTTGGAGGTTCTGTATTTGAATACAACAACAATCGCTGCAATATCTGAATTACGTTCTTATAATCAATGGGTCACATGGAGGTTAGAGACACGCGGCGATAAACGCACTAAAGTACCGTATAATCCTCACAACGGAGAACGGGCAGAAAGTGATAACCCTAGCACATGGGGAACATATATCGAAGCATTAAGCCTTTATAAGCAAGGCGGCTTTAGTGGGCTTGGTTTTATGTTCTCCACAACTACGGGAATTGTGGGTATTGATCTTGACCATTGCCGAGACGATGAAACAGGCCAAATAGAGCAATGGGCAAATGAAATAATTACACTACTCGACAGCTACACCGAGATAAGCCCCAGCGGAACGGGAGTTCATATTTTTGTTAAGGGTAAATTACCCAAAGGCGCAAGGCGAAAAGGTCAAATCGAGGTTTACGATTCAGGCCGTTACTTTACTATGACCGCCCGACATTTATCCCAAACCCCTACAACTATCGAAGAACGTCAAACCCAACTAGAAGCCTTTTACTCAAAACACCTTGTAAAAACCCCAGGAAAAGAACTTCCCTTAAGTACCAATAGAAACAACTTGCAAGACGAAGAGTTATTAAACCTTGCTATAAAAGCAAAAAACGGATCGCAATTTGAAGCCTTATGGAATGGAGACACAAGAAGCTATACTTCACATTCTGAAGCAGATATGGCCTTTGCTTCTATGCTTGCATTTTGGACAGGCAAAGACATTATCAGAATGGATAGGTTGTTCAGAGCTTCAGGGCTGTATCGCGATAAATGGGATAGACCAACAGGAGCCAGTACATATGGACAACAGACCTTAGAAAAAGCGATCGAATTAACTCATGATGTATATTCTCCTAGAAAGCAAACTGCCACCTTTGCACTAACAGATACCGGCAATGCCGAACGATTTGCAGCTCAACATAGAGGCAAGATACGACATTGCTATACATTAAACCAATGGTTTATATGGGATGGACGAAGGTGGACTCCTGACGAAATAGGGGAAATTGAACGCCTGAGTAAAGAAACTGCTTTAAGTATCGGAAATGAAGCACTTAATGAAACAGATGATAACCGAAGAACCGCTATACTCAAATGGGCAGCATCTTCGCAAAGCCTCAGAGCTAGACGTGCCATGATCGAACTTGCTAGAAGTGAACCGGGTATACCCGTCAAAATCGAGGACATGGATAAAGATCCCGACTTATTCAATGTGTTAAATGGAACAATCCATCTACCTACAGGAGAATTAAGACCTCATAACCCGGAAGAACTAATTACTAAATTGTCTCCTGTGGAATATCAACCAGATGCCCAATGCCCAAGATGGGAAGCGTTCCTAGACAGTATAATGTTGGGCCGTAAAGAATTGGTGCAATTTATTCAACTAGCAGTAGGTTATTCGTTGACTGCTCATACAGATGAACGATGCCTATTTATTGAATTTGGTTGTGGTGCAAACGGTAAAAGTACACAGTTAGAAACTATTTGTGATCTTATGGGAGACTACGCTTTCAGAACTCCTACCAGTACGCTAATGGCTAAAAAGAGCGATTCTATACCAAATGATATTGCCCGACTTAAAGGAGCCAGATTTGTGTTTGCGTCTGAGGCTGAAGAAGGCAAACGGCTTGCAGAAGCTACAGTCAAAGATTTGACTAGCGGCGAAGCTGTATCAGCCCGATTTATGCGCGGTGAATGGTTTGACTTTAAACCTGTTTGTAAAATTTGGCTGGGCACAAACCACAAGCCGGAAATACGAGGGACTGACCCAGCGATCTGGGACAGAATTCGACTCATTCCCTTTGACTATCGTATTCCAGAAGAAGCACGCATTCCTAGGCGTGAAATGCAAGCTATTTTTCAGGAAGAAATGCCTGGAATACTACGTTGGGCTGTAGAAGGTGCCATGGCTTGGTATGAGAACGGATTGAACACTCCCGATGAAATTAAACAAGCAACTTCAGGCTATCGAAGCGAAATGGATACTTTGATACAGTTCATTGCTGAATGCTGTCAGACCGGACCAGGATTAAAAGCTCAATGTAAAATTCTTTATGAAAAATATACAGAATGGGCAGAAGCCACGGGGGAATATGCAGTAAAGAAACGTGATTTTGAAAAACGCCTGAAAGAACGAGGTTTAGTAACTGAACAGGGACACGCAAGAGTAACATATTGGTCTGGAATAGCTCTGTTATATGATGGTGAATTGGTGAATGAAGGTGAATCAAAAACAAGGATAACGGAGCCGCAAAATTCTTTAAAGGGAAAACCTCAAAATACATACACCGACATACACCAATTCACCAATAGACAAGTCGCTTCAGCAAATAACGAAAGCACCGAATGATGGTGCTTTTTCTTTGCCCATATGGGAATATCTCGAAAGGAGGTGATATGATGATCGTTTACCGCTGTCCCGACTGTGGTAGAACCTTATCAGTATTTGCTCCCGTTAAGGAACCGCCATGGTGTAGCAAATGCAGGAAGCATCTCAAACCTGAAAAGGCTGATGGAGCTTTGAGTATAAAGCCTATAAAAGCCAAGGTCGAAGCAGGCTAGGAACAAAATTAAGTCAACCGGATTAAAAGTAACTTTACAACCCAATTGTCCTTCTGTGGAGGACAGTACAGTAAAAGCACAGGTAGGTGATATAATTGAGAAAGATTGTCCCTTGCCCCTGGTGCGGTGTTGATATACGACTAGCTCCGGGCAAAACTGAGGACGACACTAACTGCATTCGTTGCGGTTGGCCCTTAAAGGAAAAGAACCCGAAACGACCATATGACGTTCAGAACAAGGACAACAATTGAATATTAAATCAAGCAAAGGCGCAGGTAGGCGTCTTTTTTTATTTGAAAGGATGATATAGTCATGGAAGAAAAACAGATTTTGGAATTTGGCACTAAAATAATCAACGAGGCAGCAGATAGCCGAAAATCCCTAGCAAACCTGAGAGCGTTGGGAATGTATTCCGAAGAGTATATCCGAAAAGAGGCGGAACATTGTGCCAATGACCTGAAGGAGAAAGTTCAAAAATGGTTCAAAAATAGTCAAACTGATATTCTTAATGAAATGTCAAAAATAGAATCTCAGTATCGCAAACCATCGGAAGCGGATCCATCAGCCGAACTCCTGGCATTCAACCGAACTCAGGCGCGCATCCGGGCAATGTCGGATGCTGGCCTAGAGGCACGGGCACGGGAGTATATCGCGAATGGCGATATGTCAGTCGACGAATTCGACCTGCTGTTGGGCGAACTGCAAACGCGCGGAATGTCGGATTTAGCGCAGGATGTGCGCTTAACCGAATCCCAGCAGCACCATACCTATGCCCCATGGAAACGTGATGGGAAATATCAGCAGATAGAGAGGGATTTGAACCTGGTACGGGCATACGCCGCTGACCCTGACACCATATACTACCAGGGCGCGAAAGGTCCAGAGTGCGCTAAACTGTCAGAGCTTGTTCGATAGACGCAGATAGCGGCGAGGACTAATCGAGGTCTACTGCGGATGTCTCCTACCATGGGTGGACGGTTTTGAATACCGTTCGCCCTAACTTTTACTGAGGGTCGTCGGTTAAACCGACACTATTAGATACTATACTCCCCAGGCGGGGAACCCCCAAATCGGACAACGTTGTCCGATTTCTGAATTCTACCACACTACCGGGCCGGGATAGCCTGCTGACTGCCCGGTCCGGTGGTGCCATCGGATATAAAGGCCATGAGATGGGCTGATAGGGTGTATCACAATTGACACTCCTCAAAGAACATAAAAACAACCCTCATGGATCAATTATCGGACCCCCTAAAAGGGTGTAAGTTGAACATACACCCTTAACTGCAGAAATGCCTGCTAAATGGTAGGAAATCGGTCGTAAAAAGGTTACAAAAAAAGGCCCCAGAAAAGTGACAAATTGATGACAATTCAATGACAAAGAAAGGCAACAAAAAGGCAACAGAACGGCACTTGACCCTAAAATTTCCCGAGGGTGTGTCGCAGATGAAACGACCTCTTAATCTTTATGGATGCTTGGAAGTGATAACGGTTTTCAATGGAGGCGTAGCACATGGCATGGGAGAAGAGGCCCACAGGTTCCTTCTACTATCAATCATATCGAGATCCCAATGGCAGGGTTCGCAAACGGTATATTGGGCGCGGACCATTGGCTGATATTACCTCTGAATCTGATAACCTTGCCAAAGAAATACAAGTCCGGCGAAGGAAGAAGAGACAGCAGGAAGAGGAGCAATATAAGGCCCTTACAGCCCCCCTACTGGCCTTCATCGAGGTGGTAGACGAACAGGCAGCAGAAACACTAAAGGCCGCTGGATTCCATCGATACGGCGGTGAATGGAGGCACAAACGTGGCAAAAACGAAGCAGGCTGAAGAATCAACAACGATAGACGTAGAGAGTCCAGAGGGACGAAAACAAATCATAGATGCAGCTATCACAGGTGATACCGCATATTTGGAGCAGTTCAAGCAGATTATCAAGACTCATGGTAATGAGGTATTGGCTAGAACTAATTTTTCTAAAACCATTAGAAGCCTTTATTTAGAGGCTGCCTTCCCTACTAATCTTGCAGGCAGGACAGCCCTTGAACTAAAGGTTAAAGACATGCAGCAGGAGTTAGAAGGACCGAATCCTTCGCCGTTGGAGAAGCTACTGGTTGAGCGAGTCATTGTGACCTGGCTGAACCTATTCTATGCTGAGTGCCAGCGTGGAGCCTATCTCAAGCGGAAAGAATGGGAGTTTTCGGGCGCGATTGTGCGCGATCGGAGAGTCGAGAGGGCACAGGCCCTTCATCTCAAGGCTATCAAGGCTCTGGCTCAGATCCGGCGGTTGCAGATACCCGTATTGGCTCAGTTTAACATATATCCAGGTGAGTCGGTCCCGGAGGAAATCCGTCCGACCGACCCGAAGGTTAAACCCTAAAAATAGTACCGTTTTTACCAACTTAGGGCTTGACCAAAGTTTACCAGAGGGATAAGGCATAAATATAGTACCGAAAATGTACCAAAGTGGTGCTCAAACCTTCCTGAAGGCAGGTTTCTTGCATGGCTACTGCAAACTTTGGTTGGGGGCAAATTGGCCAGCGCTGGCCAATTTCTGAATTCTTCGGCACAACGCTGACAGATTTCAAATTAAACAGCGTTGTTGAATTTCCAATCGCTTGGAAGTTTCAAAGCGTGGATGGAGTTGACACTCCCCTGGCTTTAGCCAGGGGGATTATGACAGCATCAACGCAGACGCGTTTTAAGGCACCTCTGGGACGAGTTTTTATATGGTATGTATGATTATACCCGAAAAAAATACAAGCCCCTTGTAGGGCCTGAAAATCAGTCATTTATTTGGTTAGGGAAGTTGGTGAGGTTCCTGAACGAAGACTTCGCGGTCATCGGGTGGGAGTTCGAGGAGGGCAAAGATTTTGGATTGGGATAAATTATAATTCG